GGCCAAAAAGCCATGATGATCTTATTTCTATGTGTAAAGATAAGTATGGAGATAATGAAGTTTATGGTACACACCATTATGCATTTAGTGCAGATAGGACAGTGCAAACAGATTACGATGAAGCGAAAGTATCTTCTGGTGAAATTGTTTCTGTGAGTAACTACGATTATGAAGCTAGATTGAATGATGATAAATCAGAAATTCAACTTTTGAAACCAGAATATGTCCAGCAGTTTATAGGGCAATTTAAACAACTTATAAAGAAATAATTAAATGGCTAGAGAAACTCCAGACGGCGCAGGAGCAATAGATATAGATGAACTTTACATTACTCTTGCGGGTAATGTGGTTATTGATTTGCGTGAGTTTTTTCAAAACATAAAGATATATGAAAATATCTTTCAACATTGTTTGTTTGTAGAAATGGCTATTAGTGATTCTGCTAATATATTAGGAAGACTTGATATATCTGGAAGCAGTACGGTTACAATGAAAGTTCGCTCACCTTTTTTGGACGATGAAGAGGCATATCATAAAACATTTTCTATATTTTCTGTATCTGATAGGTTAGTTAAAGATGATAGAAAACAATATTTTGTATTGAATTTAATATCTATTGAAGGTATGAAAGATTTATCTACTAAATTTTCTCGAAGATTTAAAGGGTCTACTGAGAAAATGGCAAAAGATATGTATGAAGATTTTATTCAAGAAAAAAGAATAAGAGATAGAGATGGAATTTTTAAGAATAAAACTCCTTTAACAATTTTAGGAACACCACATAAATCAAATAATTTTACTTTCACTGCAACAAATTGGTCTGCATTTGAGTGCATGGAATTTATTGCAAAAAATATTGATCCTGCAGATGTTAGTGGTAAATTAGTAATGCCCAATAGTCTGTTTTTTGAAACAAGAACAGAATTTGTAATGGGTTCTTTAACCGAACTTATAGTAGAACAAAAAAACAGAGAATTGTTGTATGACGAGTACAACTTATTACCTTCTGGTTATGGTGAGCATTTAGAAGGCGAAAGAAAAAGTTTAGGAAATTTTAAGTATACAAGTCCTTTTGTATCACCTCAATATAGTACTGTTCTTTCAAGTGATATGAAAAACTATTTTAACGAATTAGACAATCAGCAATCTGGTTATTATGGTAGCACAACAGTTGGAATTGATATGATTACAAAACAAAACTATCATATGGTATTTGATTATACTTCAAAAGAAGAGGGAAGAAATAAAATACCTAAATCATATGATGACTTTGTACATCTATCAGAAGATAGTCCTATAGAAGCAAAGCCAATATTCTCTCCAGCGGCAATAATGAATGTTAGAATAGGCGCATCAAACTTGTACAATGATTCTGATTTTGGATATAATTTAAATTATTTTGAAAACTTAACTTATAGAAATACTGCAAAGGCAGAATTGAAAAGAATTAGTATGCGTATTGAAGTACCAGGCAAAACAGATATGAAAGTGGGTAGTCTAATTAGATTTAATTTTCCAAGTGTTGGAGAAAAAACAAAAGGTATGTCCAGAGAGGAACTTTTTGATCCTAAAATATCTGGTATATGGGCAGTTTCTGGTGTGTTACACGATATCACTCCATCTGAGCATAAAATGACATTAAATATTGTCAGAGATGCATACGGAGATACCAGTGTCAGTTAAAACTAAAAAACAAGGAATATATCCACAGTTTACTTGGTGGCAAGGAATTGTTGAAGATAGATATGACCCCGATAAACTTGGAAGATATAAAGTTCGAATTTTTGGCTATCATACAAATGATAAAACTAAGATGCCAACAGAAGAATTACCGTGGGCTATTCCTATGCAACCAGTTACCTCTGCGGGTATATCAGGAGTAGGAACAAATACTTCTGGTCTTGTAGAAGGTAGTGCAGTTATTGGATTTTTTGCTGATGGACCAGATGGACAAATTCCAATTATTATGGGTAGTTGGGGTTCTATGTCATATTTACCAGAAGACGGTGACGGTAAAGTTATAGAATTCGATAGAGATAAAACTGGGTTCTATGATCCAAACGGTGTATACCCTAGACAAAAAAAGAAAGATGAATTTGGTGAAGAATATGATGAAGGTAAAAATGTATTAAAAGAAGCAGACTCTTCTAGACTTTCTAGGGGCGGAGATGTAGCAGAAGAACATTTCTCATTAAAGGCAAAGAGAGATATTCGTATAGGTTCTGCTGATGTTGATGATGGTAGAAAGATTGGTAAAGCATTTGCACCAAAAATGACTGTGTATGAAGAAAACGAAACTTCTTTATTTCATCCTGGTTTAGATAAAAACGGAAATCCGCTGGCGACTCCAACACCACCACCCAAATATACACAAGAATTTTGGGAAGAGCCACACCCACAAGGAGTGGAGAAATCAGTTTCAGAATATCCACATAACAAAGTGACTGAGACAGAAACAGGACACATATTTGAAGTTGATGATACTCCTGGTGCAGGAAGAATTCACCAGATGCACAACTCTGGTACATATGAAGAGATACAACCAGATGGTACCAGATCAGTAAGAATTCAATCTGAAGATTATGAAATCGTTATTAGTAATAAGCATCTACTTGTTAAGGGAGACTTTAATATTACAGTAGAGGGTGATTATAATCTTAATGTTTTAGGTAACAAGTATGAAGACATACTAGGTCATTCTTTTGAAACTGTTCGTGGTAGTAAAGTAAGTAAGACACAAGGAAATAGAATTGAAGAGACCTTAACTGATAAATCTAGTCTTGTTGTGGCCAATCAATGGGAAACCATACAATGTAGTCAAGGACAAGGAGTAGTCTCTAAGAGAATTGCTGGTGAGTATATCAAAGCAATTGGAAGAAAGAACACAACTACTTATGCTTTAGGTACGGATGTTACAGTTAGTGGAGATTATAAGATTGCAACGTTACCTTCATTTGGCGTGGATCTCACTGAATCTGGTATAGAACCCGTTATTACATATGGTGATTTCCAAGTACTTACTGCGGGTGATGTAACTCTCGCAACAAAACTAACACCAAACTTTAACGGTACATTCCCGACAGTATCACTACAGTCTGCGTATATTAATACAATGGGAACTATGGGTCACTTAGAAGCGATTGGTATAGTACCTGTTATTCCACCTTTACCAGGACAAATAGTAGGTAAACGTATTATGAATTCTGTCACTGCATTTGATGGAACGTCATACGATGAGAAAATTATGCTTGGTAATGTGAATAGGATGGTGGCAGTTGGTAATATAACTGAGACAACCGGTGTTGGAACATATAATATTACTTCAGCGGGAGTTATTAATATCACTGGTTCGGCAGCTACGAATATTCTGGGTACAACAACTACCCTTACTAGCACGACTCTTATTAAACTTTCAGCACCAGCAATTAAACTTAACTAGGGAATAAAAGAATGGCAGATTGTCAAATAGGAGCATTAGGAGAATTAGCTGACAAGCTAGACGAAGGCTTCTCCATTATTCAGGACAAAATGCAACTTGTTCAAAACAAGATCAATTCAATTCCTGGTATCATTGATGCGGAGTTGGCGGCAGTCTATGCAGAAATACAACTACAATTACAGACACAGTTTCCACAACTTACTAGTTTAGCAGATTTAAAAAAGGCTTTACCAGAAGAAATTAAAGACATAGTTTCACTTGCAAACCAGGGAGTCTTATTTTTAAGTGAAGTAGAAAGACTTAAAGAAAAGTATGAAGATGCTGATATAGACTTATTGAAAGATCCAGAAAACATAACAAATCTTCTACGGGACCTACAAGGAGATTTAAACAAACTATGTGATTTGGTTCCTACTTACAAAGAAGTTACTGATCCAGAAACTGGCGAAAAGAAAATGGAGTTACGTGGTAGAGGAAATTCAGAAATCGAAGTTAGATCAAGACCTAACATTGAAGCAAAATCTTTGCTATCAAAAGAAGGTAGAAAACTTGCAGTCAAACAGATTAAAGATAGTTTAGGAAGTATCAGAGCAGTGCTTCCGGAAGGCGGCACAGGAAATATATCTAAAGAAGGCGAAAATCGCTATGGATGGTAATTAGGAGTTATAAATAGAACTATGAGAAAAGAACCTGTAAGACTCTATAAAGACATCGATATGAAGTTTACAAAGAACTTTATATCTAAGGACATTGGCAAAAAATTTGATGTCCATGCTGTTCGTCAGGCAATGAAAAATATAATCTATACCAATCTGAATGAAAGACCCTTTGAACCCAATTGGGGATCTCAGATACGCCAGTTGATGTTTGAGCCAATAGATGATACTACTGGTAGTGCATTGCAAAAATTAGTACAACAAGCAATTTCAAATCACGAACCTAGAGTTGATGTAAAAAGAGTACAAGTACTTGCGAATCAACAAGATAACGAATATCGCATTTATGTATATTATTACATATTAGGTATTAAAGATTTACAAGAAATGGATTTAGTCTTGTCGAGGTTAAGATAATGCCTAGTGTACTAGTTGGACCTGCAACCGCTGGCGCAGATGAAGCCCATGTGACTCCATTTGGAGTTGGCAATGTCACACTAGCCAACGTGACTGTCAAAGCTGGAACAACTTATATAGTATGTGTTGGGGATGTCGTGGCACCACACAGCGGAACTTCCTCGACCCCGCACGTGGCACCGATAACAGTAAGTACAGGATCTAGTACGGTAACAATAAATGGGAGAGCCGTGGCTATGGTAGGTTCAGTGGCTTCATGTGGGGGAATTGTCACTACAACTCCTTACCCTACTGTCATAATTGGCGCATAAATAAAAATAAAGAGAGAAGAGAAAAAACATGGCAATCAAAAACGTCACAAATTTAGACTTTGAAGAAGTAAAAGCAAATCTAAAAACTCACCTTCAATCACAAGAAGAGTTTTCTGATTACAACTTTGATGCTTCTGGACTGTCTGTTTTAATTGATCTTCTTGCATATAATACACATTACAATGCAGTTATGGCTCACATGATTGCGAATGAATCATTTATTGATTCCGCAGTAAAAAGAAATTCCGTTGTTTCAATTGCAAAGACTATGGGATATACTCCTAGATCAGCAAGGTCTGCAAAAGCATATGTTGATTTTACTATTACACCAGATCCTACATACACTTCTAATACATTATTTATTCCAAAATCCACAGTATTTACTACATCTGTAAATGGCAAATCATATGCTTTCTCACCTTCAACAGATAAAACAATTACAAAAACTTTTAATTCTGCAGGTACTGAACAGTTTGTTGCAACAGGAATTGAATTAGTTGAAGGTAGGCGTACAACAACATCTGAAATTATTACTGCTACTAACTTACAAGGTCCAATACTTTTACCAAATAATAATGTAGACACCACTACAATTCAAGTAACAGTAAAAGCAAACACAAATAGTAGTGTTACAGATACATATGTATTTTCAGATACAATTTTGGATGTAACAGACACATCAAAAGTGTTTTATATTGAAGAAGCAACTTCTGGATTTTATGAAGTATCTTTTGGTGACGGTGTTTTAGGTAAAAAACTAGAAATAGGAAATATTGTAACAGTAGATTATGTTGTTTGTAGTGGTTCTAATCCAAATGGTGCTAGAGCATTTAGGAACGCACAAAATTTATCAGGAGCAAATGAAAGTATTGTTGGAACAGTAACAACAGCCGCAAGTGGTGGAGCTGTTAGAGAAGATGTTGAAAGTATCAGATTCACTGCTCCTAGATATAATGCAGTAAAAAATAGAATCGTAACAAGAACAGATTATGAAACTGTTATTAAAGCCGCAAATCCAAACATTAAGTCTGTTACCGCTTGGGGTGGTGAAGACAATGATCCTCCTATTTACGGAAGAGTTTTTGTATCTTTACAACCAGAAGACGGATTTACTATTACGACAGAAGAAAAGAACACTCTCAAGAATGATGTAATTGCCTTAAAACAACCTATTACAATGGATACCCAGTTTGTAGATCCAGAGTTCACTTTTGTTGGTTTAAATATTTCAGCAACATATGACCCTAAAGTAACTTCACAATCTCCTTCTGCACTAGAAGCATTAATCATTGCTGAAGTACAAAGTTATTTTGCTGGTACACTAAACGCTCTGAAGAAAAATTTCTATTACTCATTTATAACCAATAGAATCAATAATGTATCTAAGTCTATTATAGGTAACAATATTGAGTTACGTATTCAAAAACGTCTTATTCCAGTATTAAATAATAACACTAGATACGAACCTAAATTCAACAATAAAATATTACCTAATTCTATTAGAACAAATTACTTTAATGTAATCATAAACAATGTAACATATTCTAAAGTTTCAATAGTAGATAAACCTAATGCTGATGTTATCGCTCCAGTTTATTCTGGTTTAGGAGTTTTAGAACTACGTGACGTTGATTCTAACACCATCTTATTAGAAAATTTAGGAACTATTGATTATGATACGGGTGCACTTGACATACCATCAATTAATGTAGCATCTGTTAATGGTGCAGTGCCTGATATAAGAGTTAGTGCAACACCACATGAAGGATCTAAAGATATTTCTACTGACGTTTTAATTAGAACTTCAGAAGAACAAAAATTTGCAGTTACTCCTTTACCAGCAAGAAATATTATTTTGAATTTGGACAAAAGTTCAGTTGATAGTTTGAATAATATAAGAGCCGGAGTAACGGTTACAATGGTACCAAGAGTAGCTGACTAATGAGTGTAGCTCCTAGATTTCAAAAATTCTTAAAAAATATTACCGTCACGAACGGCGGTAGTGGATTTCAGCCAGGCAATTCAAATGTATTGACTTCTGGAGACCAGCAATATGCTATTGACTATTTTGGAGAAAACTATGTTCTTTATTTTGGACAAACTACAACTACTCTTGTAGCAGATTTAAAAGTATTAATCGGTGCGCCAACAAGTACAATACCCGGCGATGATTTAGTACGAGCAACAGCCACAGCAACACTAAGTTCTTCTGGTGAAGTCACTGCAATTAATATTACCAATATTGGTGACGGATATATCACAGCACCAACTGTACAGCTTTTAGGTACTCCTAGTCTATTAACAAATACTTCAACTACTGACATACTAAGAGATGATGGCACTTATACTGGTATTGCAACTACATCATCTGATGGAATAGGAACAGGACTTACTGTTGATATTGTAGTAGAAAATGGAGACATTGTTAAGATTTTACCTACTGGAGGAGAAGATTATAGAATAGGAGAAGTTCTTTCTGTAGGTGCTATTACTATAGGTGGTACAGGTGAAGAAGATGACATTACGTTTACTGTTACAAAAATTAATGGTGGTAGTGGATTTACTGCAACTGTAGAATTAGATCAAGTTGGTAAAGAAAATAGTTATTATCCAGAAAAAATATCTACTACTGTAACAAATCAAATACCAGAATTTGTTCGTGATGAATATCCTCTATTTGCTACGTTCATTAAAAAGTATTACGAGTATCTTGAATCTAATACCACATCTTTTGGAATTTCTCCTACGAATGTTATTAATACCATACAAGATAGATTAGATGTTGACTTTAAAGATAATTTAGAAGAAACAAGTACTGATTTCTTAGATGAATTTTTTGAAGATTATGGTAAAGATTTTCCTGTTACCATGCAAGCAGATAAAAATCTTCTTGTTAAACACATAACAGATTTCTATACTTCTAAGGGTACTAAAAAAGCAATAGAAAATCTATTTAAGATAATGTACAACGAAAACATCGAAGTTTTCGTTCCTAATTCTCTTGTTCTAAGACCATCAGACAATAATTGGTCAAGGGAATATGTCGTTAAAGTATATGAAAATATATTCTTACCTGCTACTGGTGGTACAATATATGACCCCACGGAGTTTGAAGGTAAAGCAGTTATTATAAGTTACTTTGAATCTACTGGATCAGTTACTACTAGAAAAGAAAGAGAAACGGTTGTCAAGCAGGTTAAGAAAATTTCTTACACTGTGCCGCAAGCATATGAACTTACTTTAGAATTACCCGATGATTTTGTAATTCCAAGTATAGGAACAGGAGCAACTTATACTCCCGTACTTGGTGGTAAAATTGCTACGATAAATTCTTTAAGTGGAGCAGATGCTAGTAGAACTACTGGCACTTATGTTATAGACACTAC